TGTCTCGAAAGCGCAATAAGAACTCTTGCAAATGAGATTATTCGTACTAATGACGAGCTTGCTATTGTGGAAGGTAGCAAGCCGTCTCCTAAACGACAAAAGAAAGTGGTAGATATATCAAAGTATGAGGCGCAATTTTTCGCTGAATGCGAACGCTACCGACAAAATAGCTAATAAAAAAAGCGGTACTATCCCAGCACCGCCTTAGAATCTTAATCTTAATTAATTTTTTAATACGATGGCAAAAATACAACAAATGAGCGAAACTACCAAACAAAATAGCCAAATTCTTCTACAAGGTGGCTATGTAACCTACGAAGGCAAACGCTATAATGAGTGTGAGCCTTTTGAAAAAGAGGCTTTTAACATCGCTTTAGGCGACAAGAAGCCTATTGAAAAAGACTTTGAAAACTTATTGCAAGGTCTTGTATCACCATTATTACTTCAACATACTATGAATGAAGATGATTACATTTCCAAGTCTATTTTTGATAAGCTAAAAGCGGCTTTGCGCCCTGAAAAAGATAACGACCACGAGGGGTGGTGGCACTTAAAAGCTAATTGCGGCTGCTACACTATGCGCCTATCGGGCTGCTATAATAAGGGTGTTTTGAGCGTTGAGTCTGAACTCTATAAGAGAGTGGGTAAACATACGATATACTACGACCTTACTAATGAACAATGGGCTGAAGCACAAGATAAACTTGAATCTGAGTACGAAAGACTTGTAAAAGAGTACAGAATTGACGAGCGCAACCGTTACTACGAGAGTTTATCACACGATTGGCATCAGTTTATTTAACAATTAAAAATCATTACAACTATGAAAGAGCAAAACACAACCTTAGAATTAGGCAAATGCTACCGAGTAAAGTATGAGAGTATTAGCTGGTGCATTAGGGTTTATGAAGAGTTTGTATTTGGCAAACACTCATCATTAACAGCAATAAGAGTAGATAATTCGGGTATTAATACCAGAGAATTACTAATATCTGATTCATACCAAGATAGCAAGTATAACGTGCAAGAGATTAGCAATAGTGAATTTATGCACGAGTTTCGAGCTAAGCGCAATGAGATTAATAAACTGATTAGAAAAATCTCCAATTAATCTATACATTGAAAAGTGCCGTGTTATTCTTTTAAAAACTGGACATATCTAAATCATAACAACGCACGGCACTTTATTTTAAGAAAAGTAATAACCTAAAAAATAAAGAAAATGAACAATATTGATTTTTATTTAGCTGAAGAATTTCTTACTGAATTTCTTTACAACGAAACGACTTTTAATGAATTTGAAAGCATTCTACAAATCGACAAAGTAGAAAAAACATTAACAAGCATAATCGTACATTACACCACAAGCACCGATGGGCACGAATACGATAGTAAAAGAGAGTATGAAACAAACTATCTTCAACTATTAGGGTGGTTGTACAAAAAGTTAAGCAAAAAGTAATAACCTAAAATACATAAACCAAATGAATGAAGAATTAATAACACTGAAACAGCCCCCTATCATTATCTATGAGCAAATAAAAGCGGTAGGGCAACAAATTGAGGAGAAAATCGCTGAATTGAACCTCGACAACCAGTTAGTCACTGAGGCAACTTGGAAAAGTGCGAAAGACACTCGTACGATGTTACGCAAAGAACTTGAAGTGTTCGAGACACAACGCAAGTTTATCAAAGAGCAGGTAAATGCTCCTTATGAAGCTTTTGAAAAGGCGTACAAAGAGCACATCAAAGTACATTACGATAAGGCTGATAGCACGCTGAAAGCGAAAATTGACGAGGTGCAAAATCGGCTAATAAGCGACAAAAGCGCACGTATCAAAGAGTATTTCACTGAGTTTTGCGCTGCACAAAGTATCGACTTCCTCATCTTTGAACGCTTGCCTCTGAATATCACACTTAGCACCAGCGATAAGAGCCTTAAAGAGCAAGTAGCAGGATTTGTAGGTGAGGTAACCAAAAGTATACAACTCATTGAAAGCCTAAATGAACCTGACGAGTTTAAGGCTGAAATGCTAACCGAGTACAAGCAAACGCTTGATGTTACAAGAGCGATACAGAATGCACAATACCGCAAGCAGCAACGTGAAGCTGAATTACAACGTATCGAGGCGCAACGAGTAGCAGTCGAGCAAGCGAGATTAGCCGCTGAAGCAAGGGCGAGAGAAACAGCCCCTTTGCAAGCGCCTGCTCAAGTAATCAATGAGGTGCAACCTGCAACACCAGTGCAACCTGCAACATCGATACAACCTGAACCAGCACAAGAGGTTACACAAGTAGCACAAGAAGACGAAAATGAGATTGTACAAGCTGCTTTTACAGTGATAGGCACAAGGGCGCAACTTAGAGCGTTACGCGATTTCTTAGAAACAAATAACATTCAATACGAAGTATAACACAATGGAAAATCAAACATTTCAACCAGCAGTATTGCAACAAACGCAACCTGCAAAAACAAAAAACGGAGAAACAGAATACAAAGTAGCGGGCGAGCCTGTTAAACTATCTTACAATATCGTACGCTCATACTTAACAAGGGGTAATGCAACGGTAACCGACCAAGAGGTGGCTATGTTTATTAGTATTTGTAAGTACAACCAATTAAATCCTTTCCTTAATGAGGCGTATCTTATTAAGTTTGGCAACAACCCAGCGCAAATGATTGTCAGCAAAGAAGCACTAATGAAACGTGCTGAAGCTAATCCAAGTTACGATGGATTAGAAGCTGGACTTATTTTGTTACGAAATAATGAAGTAATAGAAGTTGAGGGCAATTTTCATCTACCTACAGACGAGATATTAGGAGCGTGGGCAAAGGTATATCGCAAAGACCGTTCAAAGCCTTTTGTTGCAAAAGTTAATCTTAGTGAATACGACAAGAAACAAAGCAGCTGGAATGAGAAAAAGGCTACGATGATAGGTAAAGTAGCTAAAGTGCAAGCCCTACGTGAAGCATTTCCCGTACAATTAGGGGCAATGTATATGCAAGAAGAGCAAGATGTTGTAGAGCATCAAGGGCGTACGATAATAGATGCAGAGGTTATTGAGCAAAACGAGCCTACTGAACCTGAAGCGGTGCAACCCATAGCGCAAGCAGTAGCAGGTGCACCAGCCCCAAAGCAAGTAGATTTTAAACAAGTATAGCCTATGAAAACGCATTACTTTACATTAGGACAATCGCACGTATATCGCTTTAATGGGCAAACATTAGACCACGATTGTGTGATTAAGATAACAGACGAAAAACCCAGAGATGTAATGGTTGAGCATTTTGGCTTAAAGTGGGCTTTTGAATATGATGAATGCCCTGAAATGAAGTACTTCCCACGAGGTATATATAACTTAACAACTAACGAATGGGAATGATACAAGCACAAGTAATTAGTTCTGGTAGCGAGGGTAACGCCGTGATATACGACAACGCAATAATGGTAGATTGCGGCGTTACACTCAAAGCCTTAGAAGCAGTAAAACGTTCTTTGAAAATTGTGCTACTCACACACCAGCACGGTGATCACTTAAAATTGCGAACCTTACAACGATTACAAGCCGAGCGACCTACTTTGCGCATTGCTTGTGCTGATTTTCTCTTAGAGAAGTTGGAGGGGCTAACGAATATTGATGTGTTAGAAGTAGGTAAGTTATACGATTATGGGGCGTTTAAAGTATCACCCGTGAAGCTGTATCACGACGTGCCAAATTTCGGTTGGCGAATATTTCTCAATAACGGGCAAAAGATATTCCACGCTACCGATACGGTACACTTGGAGGCTATCTCCGCCAAAGGTTATGATTTGTACGCTATTGAGCATAATTACTGCGAGGAGTACATACAGCAGGCGATAGAAGAAGCGCACGCAAAGGGCGAATATACGCACGCTTACGGCAATATCAATACACACCTTAGCATACAGCAAGCAAGGGCGTTTATCAAGGCAAACAGAAAGGAAAGCAGTGTAGTATTAGAACTGCATAAGAGTAGAAGTTTTTATAAATAAAATTGAAGAAAAATGGAAAATCTTAAAAAACACATTGAAGAATTAAACAACATCATATATCAGAAAGTTGTTAGTGGTGATTTTGTTCTAAAAAAATACCATTTAGTGAAAAATACTATTAATAAGAAATATTATATAAATATTGATGGTGTAAATTTAGATGTACATTATGATCATTCTGTATGGGATAGTGAAATGCATGTTTTTATCTCAGAACCTGATTATAGTACTGTTAATATGAATTTTTTACCTGAAAATGTAGAGTTTAATCAAGAAGAGTTCATTAATTCCTTAGAAAGTCAGACTAAAAATGGAGCTAAAGAAGCTATAAAGAACAACAAACTTAAAAAATTAGCAGACGAAAAGGAAGTTTTATTAAAAAAGATTGAAGATATTGATTTTCAAATTGAAAGTTTAGAATAATTAAAATTAAACGAAGAAAATAAAAATGAAAACAGTATTTAAAGTAGGGATAAAGGTTTATGACCAATTAGTGTTTCCAGATAAGGAAGGAAAAGTTATAAGAGTTGTTGAGTCTGATGATTATCCTATTAAGGTACATTATAAAGGGTTGGGAATAAATGAACTTTCTTACACCACAGATGGGCGTTATTATACAGACATTAAACCAACGCTTGCTACAAAACCTTACATTTTTGAAGGCTTTGAACAAAAAGCACTTGTACCAACTTTTGAGGAAGCGTGGACGGGAACTGATAGAATTTACGAGCCTAAAAGTGAATACGATAAGGAAGAATTTGGAGGTTATCCTTCACAAGAGTTGGCAAATGCTGCTGAAGCGTTAAGAAGATTGTTATTTCTCAGAGACTATTACAATGAGGGTTGGCAGCCTGATTGGAGTAAGAAAAATAAGATGCATTTCTGTATAAGAGTTAGAAACAATGAAATAACTGCTGCTAGTGATTCTGACATAAATGAATTTAATGCTGTATTAGTTTTTGAGGATTATACAATACGAGACAAATTCTTTAAAGAACAAAAAGAACTATTAGAAATCGCAAAACCTTTATTATAACTATGGAAAACAAAAACAAAATAATGAGTGCTTTACAAGAAATCAAAGTAGCACTTGAAGCAACAAAAGAAAAGTGTCTTATTACAAGAGGTCTTTTGATTTATTTTGAAGAAAGGTATCGGTATTTGTATAATTTGGAAGAAATAAAAAAAGACCCTGATGTTATTCAGTTATCAAACGAAGTTGAACGATTAGGTGAAGAAATCGGTTTTACAGTTGAAAATTAAAATACTATGGAAATACAAGGACGAATTAAACAAATATTTGCCCCCGAAACAGTAGGGCAAAACGGTTTTCAAAAGCGTGATTTAGTTATCACCACAGAAGAGCAATATCCTAATGATATTCTCATACAATTCACGCAACAGCGTTGTGATTTGCTCAACAATTTGAAAGTAGGTCAGAATGTAAGGGTACATTTTAATTTGCAAGGTCGAGAATGGACAAGTCCGCAAGGTGAGGTTAAGTACTTCAATACGGTATTAGGTTGGAAAATAGAACTCATTCAAACCAAGAATGTAGCACAACAATACCAGCAACCTCAATACCAGCAAGCCCAAGGTTATGCACAACATCCCCAAGGTTACCAACAGCAACCGCAATACGCACCGCCCCAACAAGCACAAGCGTACCCACCACAAGGACAGCCGCAATACCAGCAGGGGCAAATGTTTAACCAGTACGGGCAAACCCCCACACAAGATGACGGAACGCCTTTTTAGAAAACAATTTAAAATAAATAAAAAATGAACAAGTATGTAATTAAATTTAGCCACGTGGAAGAAAGTGAGTACACGGCTATTGTAGAAGCAGAAAGCTATGAAGAAGCAATGGATATTTTTGAAGAAAGTCCATTTGAGTATCTTGAAGATGAAGAACCTGATGGTGTAAATGGAATAGATTATTACGTTAGTAAAGTTACGGAAAACGGCGAAGTTGTATATGAAAAAACAAAGGAATTAATAGCGGAGTTCCGTGAATGTTAAGTAATTAACACAACAAAAAAGCAAGTATCAATCGGGATAATAGCAGGTTCGAGTCCTGCCTTGCTTTCAAAGATAATAACAATGAAAAAGATAACCATTCCGAGCAACGTAAAAAACGGCAAATTGGTGCAAAATCGCAATCTTATACAAAATGCTATAGCCTCATTTGAGGATACGAATATCAACATCACCATTGAGAGGCGAAGCAAGAAACGAAGCGTACAGCAAAATGCATTCTATTGGGGCGTTTGGATACCCATCATTCAGCAGGCTATCAATGATACTTGGGGCGAGTTTTACCCTCCTAATGAGGTTCATAATGTACTGAAAGTCTTGTGTAATTATGAGGAGCGTCCTAATCCTGCTACTGGTGAGATACAACGAGTGCCAGTGAGTAGCACCAAGTTAAGCACTTATGAATGGGAAAAGGAATTTAAACAGCAAGTAAGGCAGATGTGTATGGATAATTTCAATCTTGATTTGCCAGAACCCGACAATGAGGAATAAGCAATTTTCACCCCTCGTTAAGCAAGGATAAAAACAAGTTATAAAGCACTGAATATCAAAGTAAAAATATAAATAAGCAAGTTTTAAAGTAAAATAAGCAATGAAAAAAGAAACAGTAAGCCGATTTAATGAGGTGATACTCACAACCTCAGACCTTACCGCCTTAAAAGGCAAATACCTAACTGAAAATCTTTATCGTCGTTGGGAAGAAAAATTTGTTGATGAGGATACAGGCGAGTTCGTCCCTATTGAGCGCAGGGAGATTATCCTTTATCAAGGTGAAGAACTAACTGATGATAACCTACAAACTATCAAATTCTTTATGGATAGCGGCGAACTAAAAGAAGTATCAGTTAGCAACCTACAACGCTCGGCACAATTGGTGGGAGGTAGTGCTACCATTTGGACGGCTGTGGTAGATGACAATGACAAAAAGCGTACGTTTTATCTGTATGCCAATAGTGTTACCGTAGCTCAGCAAATCATCACCGACTATGTGGAGCAGCATTATAAGGGAACGTTTGAAATTAAATCGCTTAAAGAGCAACAGTATTTTACCCTTGTATCGTTGGCAAAGAAAAACAGCGATGATGAACAAAATAAGTTCTATCAAATAGAGGTAGAAATAATGGTAAATAAAGAATCTTATCCAATGCGCTTTTTAGTGAAAGCACCTAATGCTGAAGAGGCAAAAGTATTAAGCGAGGCGTTTTATGAAACTTATATGCGAGTGGCTGATGAGGATAAAGAATTACCTCCTTATACAATGACCTTGCTATCGGCAAAAACGCTGAATGTAGAGGCGGTAATAGACCACCAGTTTTGCAAGGAGTATATAGATAAAAGCAAAGAAACGTTGTAATGTAGCCATTGTGCACCCCGATAGGCAAGCACTCACGTTCGAGCCGTGAGCGGGGGCTAAAACAAATGAATTGATGATTATGGTATACGGATATATTCGGGTGAGTTCCGATAAACAAACAATAGAGAACCAGCGATTTGAAATTACAAATTTTTGTGAGAAAAAAGGATTGTTAATAGACGACTGGATTGAAGAAACCATTAGCGGCACCAAAAATTATAACAAACGTCAATTGGGAAAGTTACTGAAAAAGGTAGGCAAAGACGATATTATCATTTGCAGTGAATTGTCCCGACTTGGGCGTAACTTGTTTATGATAATGGAAATTCTCAATATATGTATGACCAAAGAGTGCCGTGTATGGACTATCAAAGACAATTACCGCTTAGGAGATGATATACAGAGCAAAGTGCTTGCTTTTGCTTTTGGTCTATCAGCCGAGATTGAGCGTAACCTTATCAGCCAACGTACTAAAGAGGCGTTAGCACGCAAAAAAGCAGAGGGAATGGTACTTGGTAGGCAAAGAGGTTTCCGCTGTAGGCTCAACCAAAAATGTACCGATAAACACGAATGGATCGTCAAAGAATTAGAAAAGGGTACGCAGAAAAAAATCATTGCCAAAAAACTAAAAGTATCAAAGACAACCTTCTATCGTTACCTTGTATATACAGGGTTACATACCCCAATCAATTGTCAACAAGAAGGATGGAAAGAATATGGGATATACCATTGATTCTTGTGAGATCGCCCCTCTAAAGAGGGCTTCGACATTGTTATTGGAAACCCACCGTATTTAGAATCTAGAAGTCCCAATTTCCCTGAATCATTAAAGATAAGTTTGCAGAATGAAATTCAAAAGAGAAGAATGTCAGATTCGGGAGCCTTTCCTCGTGGAGCAGATTTATTGATTTTCTTCTATGAATTATCACTGAGGCTATTGAACCAAAATGGATACAACGTCTTTATCACTGAAAACTCTTGGCTTTCCACAGATTATGGGAAACTGTTTCAGAAATTTTTGTTGAAGAAGTGTGAAATTCATGCAATAATTGACTCGGAGTACAAGTACTTTGAAACCGCTGATATTAACACTATCATAACCATCTTTAGGAACAGAAACGAGAACAATAATAATCTTCCTGTTAAGTTCTTTCATTGTGATGGGAGCCTTGAAAAATACCCATGCAATACATTCTCCATCCATAATACGGAGAATGTTTCTCTAAAATTGTTTTTATCAAGCAACCAATTATTACATAACTACAAGTGGGGAGTTATCATAAGGGCGGAGCAGAAACTATTACAAATTATAGAAATCATAAGCAAACTTGAAGATAAAAATCTTTCTTCAAAAATTAGTATTGGGCAAGGACTTAATCTTAGAAAAAACAATATTGTTTATGACCAATCTTCTCGAACATATCCATTTTATACATCTGAAATTGGACCAACCTATAGTTGGAATAATTCGTCTTGCTATATCAGTAGAGATGATATTTCTAGTAGTAGAAAAAGACCTCTTCTTATAATGCCAAGAGGAATCGGGACACATTTCTGTAGTATAAACGATTGCTCTGGTTATACATCAAGTTACGTTGAGGTTTATGGTGACTTGTCACAAGAAGAAACCTTAAACATTTGGCTCTTTTGTAACTCATCATTGTTCTGGCTTTTAAGAGAAATAACAGGTAGGACAAACTTGGGAGGAGGTATGTTAAAAGCAGAGGCGACAGACTTGAAGAGCATACCTATTTGCTACAATTTTAAGAGACCTTCTGAAATATTAGCTCTGTATATGGCGGTTAAAGATAAAGTTATAGATACGAGTATCTCAATAACGCTTAATGATAATCAACATAAGATGATAGATGCCATAGTACTTAAATTCTTTAGATTAGAGAAAGAAGAATCATATATTGTAAGCATGCTTCAAGACATGGTGTTTAGACGTATGAAGAAAAGTAAGACCAAATGATAATTGGAGGATAGCACCTCCAGTCATCATTATTCTCCAGCCAACCTAAACTCCAATTCATAGTTCTTTATGAAGTCTGTTTCTTCCTGAGTCAAGCCGTATAGTGGGCAGATATAATCATCTATCTCATCAATGATTCTTTTAGATCGTACAATCTTGTATTCTTTGAATGAATCAACATTGTAGCTGGAATCACCAGAGGCAATACGTCGGTTTGCCTTAGTCTCAATATCTTCAAGATAACGGCTATACAATTTGTTGAGTTCTGAAAGTATTTCTTTCGGCATTTTGTCAAAATTAGGAAGAGGGAAGTTCTTTATTTCTGATTGTTTTAAATTTAATCCATCAGTATAAACTTGCTGATAAAACCAAAATAATGTTGAAGAAAGACATAATCCAATTTGTCTATGATACCTTAAATTTAGTTGCTTTTCTGCTGATGTGAATGTACTATAATCGGTAACAACATTAAAGTATCTTCCTCCTGCTGCTCTGTAATACAAAGGTTTACCATCATTAACAAAAAAAGACTTGACCCTGTGGGGTAATTCTAAAATTTTATTTAATACTTGCATTTCATTATTTGAACCAACTTTTGGTAGTCTTGCTGGCAGGACGTATGGTAAAGATTCTGCGAATTGCAGATTGTCCATCAACTGCTTCATAGACTCTTCTTTTCTTCTTCTCATCATTTTAGTTGTAAGGAGATGCTTCATAGGAGTTTCTGTTCTGGTAAACGAGATGATTGACACACGTAATCCAGCATCCTCAAAAATTTGTTTTGGGCGATTAGAGAAAGAAGAAACCTTTAGGGTGTCACAATTTCCAAATAACAAGCGATGAACCTGCCCCATAGCATCGCTTGAAGTGAAAGACATAGGTATAATATAAGTTAGGGTTCCATCCTTTCTGAGTAAGTTAAAACCTTTCTCTATGAATACACAAAAGGTGTCAGTTGATCCTTTGATACCATTACTCGTATTGGCAACAGTATAATTTCTCTTAATGATAGTTTTTTGGTTGTTATCGATCTTCGCTCCATATGGTGGGTTTCCAATAACAATGTCGAAGCCCTCTTTAGAGGGGCGTTTGCAAAACGCCCGTACATAACATACTTCAAAAATTATTGATAATCAGAGTAATCAACTTTGCCAAAGGTCGTAGTACGACGAGCAACTAAAACTTTGGCAAAGGTGCGAGCCGCATAGGCAGAGGACTTTGGCAAAGTATAGGGACGCAAAAATTGCAAACTAATTCTGATTTACTATAACGTGAGTTCGGCGTAAGTAATTATTTAACAATCAGTAAAATATTTTTAATCTGCCACAAAACCAGCGAGGGCTCACAGTTGGGTATGTGAAATGCGAATCTGTACTTTTAACGATTGATGGTTAATAATTTTAAAAATGTTGCTCTTGGGATTTCTTCGGCACCTAAACTTTCTAAATATTCACTGTGAATTTGGCAATCTACTAGGGCGATATGAGAGTG